TGGGCGCGTTGTGCCATCTCACGCTGCAATATATTGATTGGCTCTCAAAAATGCTGTTGCCAGATACCAGCGAAACAGAATGGTTAGACCGCCATGGCAATATTTGGCTCATCAACGCTGATGGTACAACTGGTCGTAAAGGTGCAACGCTGGCTTATGGCGTAGTGAATTTTACCGGACTCGCTGGTACCATTGTTCCTAAGAGCACGCAACTTGGCGCGAGCGGAACGGGCATTCAGTATGAAACTCTGGAAGAGATCACCTTAGGCGTTACGCCTACACCGGCCGCTGTCAGAGCACTAGACCCTGGCTCGCTGGGTAATTTGCCAGAAGGTGCACAGCTCGGCCTTGCTGCACCAATACCAGGTGTGGATGACATTGTGACAGTAGACGAAATAACTTATGGCGTTGACGAAGAAAGTGACGACGAATTGCGCATGCGCGTGCTGGAGCGCATTCGTCAACCGCCAATGGGAGGAGATCAAGAGGACTATGTTAATTGGGCATTGCGCGTGCCGGGAGTAACACGGGCATGGTCGGCTCCATTAGAAATGGGGATCGGCACTGTCACGGTACGCTTCATGATGGACAATTTGCGCGCTGATAATGACGGGCTACCGACAGCACAGGATGTAGACACTGTACAAACATATCTCGACACTGTGCGTCCAGTGGCAGTCAAGGATTTTTGGGCAGAAGCGCCGATACCTTATCCAATCGACGTGCACATCACCAATTTGTCAGTGGATGATGCGGCTACACGTGGTGCAATAACTAATAGTTTGCTGGCAAAATTTATGGAGCGCACGCAACCAGGCCAAACCTGGTATCGTTCTTGGACGGATGAAGGCATTGCCGGTGCAGCTGGAGTTGATTACTATGATCTAACTGGAAGTGATACAGTCATGCCCGACAATGGCCACATGCCAATGTTGGGCACGATCACTTATGATTAGTCATGGCAGCGACATTATGGAATGCGCTGGATAAGTCGGCTACCGTAACTTTAAGCAATGGAAATTTAACAGCCACGGGTGGAGGAGTTGGTGCGGTCCGTGGCACCCAACACTACCGAGGCAGCAAATTATATTTTGAAGAAACAATGACTGGGCCAGTGGCCGCTGGTGCCGGTGCTGGCATTGCAACCATAACGACAACTTTAGATACTGTTTGGACAGACAGCTTATCAGCAGCGTTCGTTAACAGTAATGGCAATATCTTCTTCAATGGTACAGCGCAGACCGCAACGCTCGGACAATTCGCTGCTGGTGATGTAGCATGCATCGCGCTGGACTTATACAACTATCAAATATGGTTCAGGAAAAATGGTGAGTTTTGGAATGGCTCATTCACCGCTGACCCAGCAGCAAACGCTGAAGGTATCGACATTTCGTCGGTGTTTAAATGGGTTGCTCCTCCTGATGTACCAGTACCTGCGACAGCAGGAGCATACCCATTGGCAGTTTTCGGCGCTGGCGGACCAGCGCTCACAGTTAATTTTGGAGCCACTTCACCATTTGCGCATGCTATCCCGTATGGCTTCACCGCTTGGGATGTGGCACCATCGCCGGTATTTCCAAAAATTGAAACTATTGCAGAAACTAAACGTGATAAACATGTACGCAGATCGGGCGATGATTATGCCCATGCATTGCTTACATTATTGCCGCACGGCCAAGCGTGGCCGCGCGACCCAGCCAGCACCATGGTACGGGTACTATGGGGACTCGCGAGCTATTGGGGTTTTGTTGATAGTCGTGCCGCCGATCTACTTGAACGCGAGAGTGACCCGCGCACTACCGTCGAGTTGCTGACTGATTGGGAGCGCAACTGGGGTTTACCTGATCCATGCTTCAAAGAGACGTTAACCATCGCCGATCGCCAGCGCATGCTGGTGTTCAAGATGACGCTGCTCGGCGGGCAGTCGCGCGACTTCTTCATCAACGACGTTGCGCGCGACATGCTCGGCGTGACGATTCAGATCACAGAGTATGCGCCATTCATGGCGGGGGTCTCGCAAGCTGGCGATACTCGCGCGCTACCGCTCAATCCGGATCCGTTGAAGGGAGACTTTCGCTGGTATATCGGTCAGCCAGAGATGCGCTTTTATTGGACTGTTCACGTAGACTCGGCACGGCTGACTTGGTTTCGAGCCAGCTCTGGCGAGGCTGGCGTCAGCCCGCACTTGCGCATCGGCCTCAACACTGACCTGGAGTGCTTGTTGAATCGTTGGAAGCCTGCGCACACTGAGATTGTGTTCGATTATTCTGGTCTCTCGCGTGGTGGGTCAATGGCTGGTACGCCTTAATAAGAGGAGATCATATCGTGAAATATCAAGCGCCATATGGTGTATCTGATCCCAACGCCTCGTACATCAACGGCAATCCTGCGGCTGGCATCCAAGGCTCGATCCCGCCGGCAGCGGTGTTTGAAGAACCACAGCGTGAGATGATCAACTTCATCCAGATGTCAGGCTTCGCTCCCAGTGGCGGCGCTATGGGTGTCGCTGGTGGCGACTTGACTCAGCTCGCCAAGTCGGCACAGGCGCAGCGCGTCAACTTCTCGCAGGACACTGGTGCGCAAAATGCGATGGTAGTCGCTATGACGCCTCCGCTGGTGGCAGGCGGCACCTACCCGCTCGGGCTCCCCGTGCGCATGAAGGTCTTACATTCGAACATCAACGACGTGACGCACACAGCGCTCACGCTGGATGCCGGCTGTGGCCCGCAAAATGTTAAGCGCGTCGATGGCGCAATGCCAGCAAGCAATGACTTGCTCGCTGGTGGCCTTTATGAATTCGTATGGGATGGGACGAACTGGCAGATCATCAACTTCATCGCGGGTGGGGCAGGCGGCGGCGCAACTTATTACATCAAGATTCCGTATGCTGCCGACACAAGTCCAGTAGCCAATCAAATCGTTGCAGCCTTTTCACCGGCCATTACCGCGCCTGCCGTCGGCGACCTAATTCTTGTTAAGGTTGCGAACACAGTTTCGGCAGCGACCACGATCGCAGTCAATGCCATCGCGGCCAAGCCGGTAGTTCGCAACGACGGGCAGAACTCAGACATCCTTCAGAACGACATGTTTGCTGGCGGCTTCTACCTGTTCCAGTGGGACGGCGCAGATTGGGCATTACTCAATCCGGCCTTTGGCATTTTGTTTCCCTCTGGCGCGCCATTTTATCCGGAGATACTGGTCAATGATGGCATATTCTCAATGGCAAGCGGCTCTGCGACCGTTACAATCGTGTCGCCTGCGCTATGGCTGCACCGAGGAATGCGTTTGTTTTCGATCCCGTCGAATGTCGTCCTCAACACGGCTGCGAGCAAGACCTACCACCTGCGTTGGGATGCGCCTGGAACGGGGCAAGCGACGCCGATTGGTCTTTATCCGAATGGACGCTTCATCCTGCGCGACCTCGCCGATCCCTTGTACAATCCCGCTAGTTTGAATGAGTTAGATTACAGTTTCGATTGTACTTATGATTCGATGCTCTGCGCGAAGGTTGTAACGAACGCGGCGAATACTCCGACCATAACCGCGCTGCTGAATAAAGCGCGGCTCATGTACGAGCCCAAGCGTCTGTCGGTTGGCGTCGGGACGGCGCCGGCCGGCCCGCCAGTGGACACGTGGACTATCAACTGGTCGCGCGCGCCGACGGAAGTTTCAGTCATTTCCACCACCTCGGAAGTGGGCGCGGGCGCGCCGGGCTGGCCCGTGGGTGATCCGGGTACGGACGAACCGATCGAGGGCTTCTTCATGTCCAGTGGTTGGGGACCAGCAAATTACCCATATCGCAATCGGAATTACTTCTATGCCCTCGTCTATGCCGAGGCCAACATCTACTACATGAACTGCATCTACCACGCGAGCGTAAAGGCATGACCCATGCAACGGATCGTATTCGACGGTGACATCGCAATCCTGCGAATGGAGGGTGATGTCGGGGCTGCTGACGGGACACTGATCCCTGCTGAACTGGAGTCTGCCCCCAGCGCCGCGCTGCGACTCATCAATGGCGTCGTGACAGACATCCGCGGCACTACCACATTCTTTGTTGATGATCAATCTCACAAGCACGTTATAGCTGACACGAAATGGCAACCAATTACTTGCAAGTGGGACGATAAGCTGACCAAGGACCCGCAGACTAACTATTGGCGCGTTTATACTGATGCTGATCAATTGTTGCAGATTGCCGGAAAGATGCGCTACGACAAGGAGAATTTCAGCACCGTAAAGTTTGGCGAGATGATCATCAGAACCGATTTCAGCACACGTACGCGCCTGCTCTATGCCTGCCTGGCTGGAGGGCCGATGCGCTGGAAGGCGGAGAATGGTTGGTTCAATCTCAATGCGACGCAAGTCACAGAGTTGGCTAAGACCATTTCAGCGCATGTTGAGAAATGTTTCCAGACGGAAGAAACCGTCAATACAAGCATCCGTGCTGGTCAGATAACTACCACAGAGCAAGTCAGCACCGCTTTCGCCGGGATATGATGCCATGGCTGCTCCTGCTTACTATAGCGGCTCGATGAACATCGCCAAGAATGAAGATTGGATCTGTCCATTTCAATACGGAACACAAGATCCCACGACCTTGGTCTTCACTCCGATCGACCTCACTGGCTCAACGATCAAGCTCGCGATACGCAAGCATGAAGAGGATCATGAGGCAACCGTGTTGGTCAATTCTCCCGACAACGGCGTCTACATCACAAGTGCGACGGGTGGCTCCTTCTACATCTTGATCACGCGAGAGAAGCTGCTTCAGGTCGCGCCTGGTGACTACGTCAGTGACATGGTCCGCTTGATGCCTAACGGCCAGCAAGAGCGACTGTGGGAAGGTACAGTGTCCATCACGCATGGAACGAC